TATTTGAGCTATTACAAAAACTTGAAGATGCTGGTACTGACATTCATACTGAGATTAAAAAAGCTAGAAAGGGTGAGAGTAAATACATCACCGTAAGTAATATTCCACGTAAAAAACAAGACAAATGACATACGAAGAAGCACAAGAGTTATCTCTTATAGTAAAGTGGAAAACAGATACTTGTAGTCAAGGTGAAGAGTGCTGGTGCAGAACTATTGTTCCTATTGTACCTATTTTATATAGTGAGTATGAAATGATTGATACAGGACAAGAATATACAATAGTACGTCCAGGTGAACTTAATCAAGATCTAGCTGAACACTTTGTTAGATTACATAATAATTGGATAGATGATGACAAAACTAGTAGTTAAACTAAACATTCTGTGGAATATCATAACTAACAAGTATAAGCACTTTGTTGTACTTGATATTAGTGAAGAGCAGATGATCAATCTGTTTTCTGATAAAGACTTTGAGGTTGAAGTAATGTATCATGGGCTTCAGCCTTATGTTGTCCAGAGAATGATTAACCAATGCTCAACAGTAAAAGATGACATTGATATGATGCTAGACAAAGCAAAGTTTGAAGCAGAAGCTGAGTTACATAACCGTAAAAAGAAGCCAAATGATATTTAAGCATCAGAAGACTAAAACATTAGTCACAAAACCAAATGGGAGAAGTAGCGATGCTGTTTCTCCCAACTTTATTTATGGGTGTGCAGGAGGATGTATGGTTAGTTACTGCTATGTTGGGCGATTTAATGATACAACAGTCTATATTAATGATAATATTGATCAGATACTAATGAGTATAGATCACTGGGTAGAAGCTCAACCATGGCCAAAAGAACCTAACCAGTGTGATGATAGATATTATACTATCGATATAGGTTGTAGTACTGATATTGCTTTACATCATAAACATTATGATTGGCAAAGAGTGTTTAGTTTTTTTAATGATCATCCAAAACTAAAGAGTACGTTTGCAACAAAGTATCCTGATAGATTCCCACTTGATGATTATATAATAGATCCTACAAAGAATCGCATTAGAGTGTCCTTAATGCCTCAACTATACTCTGAGTTACTTGAACCTAATACAACTCGTATAAATAAGAGGATTGATAGTATAAAGAGTCTACAAAAAAAGTTTGAAGTACATATAAACTTCTCTCCTATTGTTATTAGAGACGAGACTGGTTGGTTAATTCAGTATGCTAAGTTATTTAATCAACTGAAGAATCTAGGTATTGATGTACCATGTGAGTGTATCTTTATGACATATAGTGACATACAAGCAAAGCGTAATCAAGAGACAAATGAAGGTCAACGTATTAATATGTTACTATATAATCCAGACATACAAGAGTACAAAAAATCAGAGTATGGTGGCATTAACTTGCGTTATGCAAACCATGTAAAGCCTCAAGCAATCCTTAAGTTTAAGACTGTGTATGGTCAATACTTTGATGTGTCTAATATCAGATATATTTTTTAACTTGCAAAAAACTATGAGTAATCAGAGAAATGAGTATAATAAGTTTGGTATTAACTATCTTAGCAGCAACTCAACATTAATATATAACCATGTCGCTTTACATGAAGAAACAGGTAATGTATTAGAAGTAAAAGAGTTTCATGATAATGCAGCTAAATCTAGTTGGATGCCAAATAATCTTCCAGGAGAGATATCAAGTACATGTGGTGCAAACTTTGCAATAAATGTAAAGCTACATGTTGAAATAACATCTGAAGAGTTTTGGACGGTATATGAACGAGTAGCAACAAAGCTGCTCTTATTAGCAATAAGCAATGAGTAAGTTAAAAGAGATACAACTAAAGCTAATATACTGGAAACATCGAGTGTATACATTAGCAAGTAATCTATGGTATTGGATACCACGAATCTATGATTGTAATCCTTGGGATTATATGTACTTAGAGCGATTAGTAACAGATCAACTTGCTCGTATGACTAATAACTTCGAGTCATTCAATGCTAAGTATGGTTCAGAACGTGAAGTAAGAGAGATTAAGATAGCTCATAAGTTATTATATCGAGTACAAAGTGGTTATTACCACAGTGAACTAGATAAATACTATGGTGCAGATTATAACATCGATGCTCACGGTCACTTTACTGCAACAACTAACTTTGACAACCTTGGTGAGTACTTTGATAAGTATCCAAGAGCATACAAAGAAGCAGTCAAATGGCATAGTATGAAGAGTAGTTCAGAACATGGTAGTGATAGGTCTAGATTTATGATAGGTAACTACATGTCAGAGATCATGCATTCAAAAGCTAGACGATTAGCTTATAAAATAATCGCTGAATACTCACCAAGATGGTGGGTTTAAATACTTAGTATGAAAAAATCAAAGATAACACTGTTGATTAATGAGTTTAAAGATCTCATGGAAAAGATGCTTGTTGATGATGGAGAACTATCTCCAACAATAGGTATCATAGCTCAAAAAGATGAAGCAAAAGATGAGACTGAAAGAGATCACTTGATGATCTGTCCTTTACCAGATAGGTTATTAGAAACAAGAGACTCAAAAGCTTTTCTTATGGAGGATATACTACCTAAGTTAGGTGATAAGCTTACAAAAGATAAGTTTACTGTAGTTGGTTCAATCTTTGCTTATGTAGGATTAGTAAGAACTCTTCCAACAGATAAGTTAGATGGCAAACCTGTAGAAGAGATTACTGAGGATGATATAAAACATGTCAAGCCAAAAGAAATACTCTTCTTACACTATCAATCTGAGAATGAAGATATGATAAGTGCCTTTAATCTAACAAGAAAAGGTAAAGCTGTAAACGCAGAAGGTAACTTAATTGATATAGTTACATTAACAAAGAACAGCAAGATGTCAGCAAAGACAACTGATCCAGTTGTTATTGGAGGTGGTCTTAGTGCTGTTTATAAACAGATAACTAAAAATAATAAATAATGGGATTACTAGATTTTTTCCAGTCACGACAAATACGTGATCTAAAACAAGAGTTAGCAGAAGCAAAAGTAGAACTAGACAAACGCCAAGAAGCAATCAATAGAACGAATGCTTATTGGAAACGAGTTGTTAGTGATCTACGTCGTAAAAAATAGTTGATGGTATAGCTCTATAGTCCATTGTTCGTTTATTATAGTCTTTTTTGGTGAAAAGTAACTTATATATTTGCATTACTTACTATGCCTATATATGATTTATCAGATGCCAAACGGAAAGATTATTGAGATGTCAACAGAACAGTTCTGTGATATGACAGATGATGACTTCCAAGACTTAATGGCAAACAACTATGGAGAAGAGGTAGAGGATCCATGGTTTGGATCAGTATTGACTAGCACTAAGTCCTACCCCGATATACCTGAGATAGAAGATTTAACACAGTTATCTTTTGAAGATAAGATCAAACCAACTGATCTTGACTTACCTGATATAGCTGAAGAGTAAAAGATAGTAGTTTGTTCATATTTCATTTGTAAATGGTTAATCCTACCTGGTCATGCTGGGTAGGATTTTTTTTGTTCTTGTAAATAACTTAAACTAAATAAATAACATGTCAAAACAAGTATTAGTATCCGCAGATGAGTTTGGTAATGTAGTACACATGTCTCCAAACAATCCAGAGTATGGCTTTGTAATCGTAAAGCAACATACTCATACCATTAGTGATAATGGATGGTTAAGATTATCAAAGCGTTCAGCATTGATTAAAGGTCAGGTAACTGACTTAGTTGCAGCAAACTTTAAAGCTGATCAACCACTACCTGGTCGTATCATTGTTAAAGAATCTTTGGAACCATTTAACCCAGAGAATCCAGATCAACACTTAAAGATTGCAGGTACTACAGGTGTAGTGTGTAACATTGGTGGAGAGCCTATCTATAGAGATACGTTCTATGTTAATGATCCAGATGCACATGATATATTAATCATGCATGATGAAGAGTGTTCAGATGCAATCCGTAATGCAATGAAAGCAGAGAAGGTTCTTGCTGATAAGTTTATTAAGAAGTCAACAAACATTGAAGACTTCGAAAGAGAAGCAATTTTATAATATGTAGTTTAGGGAGGAGTCATAGTGATTCCTCCTTTTTATCTTTAAATCATCTCACACATGAAAAAGCTAGAAGTAGTCTCAGCAAACAAGAACGGTATTGTAATATACCGAGTAGGGGCAGCAAACTTTACAAGCGTTCCGTATCACTACACGGAAGAATCTAATCAACCGATTAGAAAAGTAAACACAGCACGAATATATCGTGAGTTTACAACACAACAACAGGTTTTATACAAGCGTGTTGTTTATGGTCTATCTTCATTTCACACAGAGGAGCTAGATCATATGACAAAAAGAGCAAAGAAAGATGTATCAGTAGTTCATCATAAAGCTCAAGATGTTATTACAGCATTCAAGAATAAGAAGACAAACGAGTATGTTAGTCGTCTTATGAAAGCATGGTTTCCAAAATCAAAACTAGCAAAAGACTTCTCATCTTATAAGAATGGTGAAGTAACTACTCCCAATACTTTGAGCTTTAAGACTCTTGGTATTGATAAGTATACCCTCGCTCAAGTTCTTGTATCGGAAAGTTTACTACCAGAAAACTTCTTTGCACTATGATTCCAAAGCAAAAGTTATGCAACGGATGTAATCAGATGAAAGTAATATGGAAAGCTCATGGAAAAGAGAAATACTGCAAAGACTGCTGGTATTCTATTGAGCGTCCAAAAGCTTTGGCAAAACCAACAAGTAAGCCAAATCCTGTATCAAAAAAGATGAGTAAGACAATGTCGGAGTATGAGCGTAAGCGTGTAGCTTTCTTTGCTCTGCATCCGTTTTGTCAAGCTCGTCTTGCAGGATGTACTATTGGTGTTGCACAGATACATCATAAGGCTGGGAGAGGTGAGAACCACAACAACATGAGCACATGGCTTGGAGTTTGTGCTTCTTGTCACGAGTACATTGAGCTTCATCCTAACGAAGCAAAAGAGTTAGGATTTTCAGTAAACCGTTTAGATAAAGAATAATGTCACATCCGTTACATCATGCAATAAGCTCCCAGAAAAAACATGGGGGTGAGATAGAAGACTATCTTTCACTACATAATTGGTTTGATGAAACCAAGCAGCACTATCCAGACATGAGACATAGAGCTCTTAGACATCACTCAGAAGGCATCTTCTGGGCTGAGAAAGAGTTTGGTGTATTTATTGTTAACTCCAGTGGTAAGATGGTTCCAACAAGAGTTCTTGGTGAACAACATATCATGGAAGATCTTGGTTGGATACCAACAATAAAAGATTACTTAGATCTTATGGATACTAAGTCTTGGTTATATAAACCAGGAGAAGGAAGAAAGCTAGTTAGAGAGATACGTGATAAGAAACTTGATCACGTTACTAATATCTAGACTTCTTTGTCAAGCACCAAAGGCTTACTATGTTTACGCTCTGCGCGAATGATTGTAGTCTTTGAAAACTTAGACAAAGTAGCTCCTAAAGAAGAGCATAATATAAGTAAAGCAAGTATTAGATTTATCATAGAAGTGTTGTATTATCTTAAGAAAGATACGGCATAAAAGTGTATAAACCTAATACTTGTTGCACTTTACCAAGAAGTTAATAATAGTTCTTAACATATTACAAAAAGAAAAGATGAAAAAACAACAAGCGTTTGAACTTCTCTCAGAAGCAGAGAAGATTACAAGAGCAAGACAATGGTGTGAAGCTGAAATATCAGAAGGAAGAGACGTAGTAATAGAGTGGGATGGAGGTAATGATTCAGGTTGTGTTACCTGGAGAGGTGATTCAAGTGAGAATGAGATTACTGACTTTTTAGTTGATTCTGTATATGATGAACTTGATTATGGTTCATGGGCAGGAGAGTACTCTGCATCAGGTCGTATGGAGTATGATTCAGATCAGCAAGCACTTGTTGGCACTGATTATTACGCTGAAGATGAGTACTTGGATCTTGATAAGAAAGCTGTATTACATATACCAAAAAAATATTACTTTGATCAGATTAGTTATCAAGTTACTGATTATGATAGTAGTGGTGATTGCAGTGTTGAGTTTACGGTTAATGTAACACAAGGCTTTATTGATCCAGAACTAGAGGAGTATCTAAAACTACAAGCTGATCTAATAAAAGATTATATTGATGATCAAGTTAAATCATTAGATCTTGGTGATAGAGAATACTTAGGTATTGATAACTCTGAAAGCATTAGCTATGATAGATTAGAGGTTGATGGTGATAACTTAACACTTGAACTTGATATCTATACTAGAGTAGAAAGTTGCGAAGAAAAAGAAGTAGTGTTAAACTTAAAAGATGAAGATGATGAGTAAGATAAAGTATGAAGATTTAGAGTATACGGTATCAGCATACCGTAACTTTACATTAACTGAAGCATTACGTCTTTGGAAAAGTAAGTATCCTGAGTTTGTTGACTTCAAAAAGGATGTTATAAAGCATGAATCACAACAAGATTTTGGTAACTTTGTACAAGAAGTATGGGATACTATTGTTTCTGTAACTGTTGACGAAGCGTTCAAAGAAACTAACCTTGAAAGACGCCGTGTATTCTTTGATTGTATTGGTATACGTCGTATATTCAGTGAGTTAAATCCTGAGATGCTTGATCGCCAAGTTATTACAAAGAAGCGTACAAAGTGGGATGATGATAATAATCAAGAGGAGTACATATTTGAAGATGTGTATGAGCTTTATAAGATTCCTGTTCAGAAAATAAATCCTGATAAAATAGAAGCAGATGTATCAGTTAGTTGGACAACAAGAAGACTATTCCAAGATAACGATATCTATGCAGTTAGATGTTGGTGTACAACAACTAATCGTGAATATTGGATATATGTACCAAGAGATGCTTGCAATGTTGCAGAAGATTTCAAACTGTTTATACCAGACGCTATAAAAGCTATTGCTTGGACTATACGGATCAATATTGATAAACCTGAACGAATCTATCGTCAAGGTGATATCATCGTTGTAAAGGTAGGAGAAGAGTCTAAAAGAACATGGCCTAGACATCTAACAAAAGATCAGTACTTAGAATTAATGTATTCAGAAACATAGTATTAAACAAACCCAGTTATGGAAAAGAAAAAAGCAAAACGCTTAGTCCTAGGCGAAGGAGAAATCGTAGGACACAAACATATCTTGACCTCTGAGTCTGATATAGAATACTTAGATAACGATACTAGCTTAGACTTTGAACTAAAGTCACTAGGTATACTAACTCATGATGAGCATGCTCGTATGGTATTTCCTCCAGGACAATACGCTAGCTTTAATCAAGTTGAGTTTGATCCGTTCAGTGGAGAAATAACAAAGGTATATGACTAGAGATGAGATTCAAGAAGAAGCTCTAGCTCAAGTAGTTCCAAAGCATCATGCTGGTATCGCAGTTTCAATGGGGGTCGGAAAGACTCTCATTGGATTGCGGTATCTTGCTTCTATTGAGAACAAGACATTGTATCCTCATAGAGTGCTTATTGTTGCTCCAAAGGTCAGCATCTTTAAAAGCTGGAAGGACGATGCAGTAAAGTTTGGACTAGAAGACATGCTAACATCAGCAACGTTTTCTACTTATATCTCTTTATCAAAGCATGATCCAACAAAGTATGATGTTGTTATTCTTGATGAGTGTCATAGCTTACTATATACACATCAGAAGTTTTTAGCTTTGTATAAAGGTCGTATTCTAGGTTTAACTGGTACACCTCCAAGGTATAAGAAGTCTGAAAAGTATGTAATGGTCTCTTCTTACTGTCCAATAGTTTATACATACAAGACAGATGATGCAGTTGAGGATAGTATCCTTAATGATTATAGGATATTTGTACACAAGCTTCCTTTAAGTACAGCAAGTGACATATCAGTAAACATGAAGGGTAAAAACTTCTTTACATCTGAGAATGCATCGTATGCTTACTGGACAAAGAGACTAGCAACAGCACCGTCAAAGAAGATGGAACAGATATCTGCTGTAATGAGAATGCGAGTAATGATGGACTTTAAAACTAAAGAGCGGTATGCACAATACTTGCTTAAAGGTATAAAAGATAAGTGTATCATATTCTGTAATACTCAAGAACAAGCAGATCGTCTATGTCCACATTCTTATCACAGTAATAATGAGCACTCTGATTTACATCTTGCTGCTTTTGAGAAGGGAAAGATCATGCAGCTTAGCTGTGTTGCACAGTTATCTGAAGGTGTTACTATCCCTGACTTAAAGTGCGGTATCATCATGCATGCATTTGGTAATGAGCGTAAGTCTAATCAAAGAATAGGTCGTATGTTACGACTTAATCCTGATGAAACAGCTATCGTTCACATCTTATGCTATGCAAATACAAAAGATGAAGACTGGGTAGAAGAGGCACTAATGGATTTAGATCCAACTAAAATCACGTATCACACAATCGGAGTATCCTAATGAGACTATATATAGGCAAAATGATTAAGAAAGGTGATAGCTTTCAACCATTGACCAACAAAGACAAAGCTTTATACGGACAGTTTAAAGACAGTGTTCCTGATGGGTCAATGATTGAGATCACCATGCAAGTATATGATCCTAATGCTACCTTAGCACAGATCAGTAAGATCCATGCAATGTTAAGAGAGCTTGCCAATCATGGCGGTCATACCATTGATGAGATGAAATACTACGTTAAAGACAGAGCTGGTCTAATTATAAAGACTGATGGACAACACATTGTCAAAAGCTTTGGCGATTGTAGTAGAGTTGAACTTAGTGATGTTATCCAAGCAGCTATTGCGCTTGGGGAGCAGATGGGCTGTCCTGTTCACTAAGATCAGAGTATGTTACTAGATTCTTCTCGACAGCAACTTCCTCAATATGTTTAACTAGAACTGCAATACTTACATAGGCAGCCATCCAAGGCTCATCGTTGTATGTATTCTCTTCTATTGCTTTGTTTAAAGCAGCTATTTGCTCTGGACCCTTATCACTAAGCATAAAGCCCATAGTAGTGAATAGCTGTTGAACAAAACCTGTGCCTATACTAATAGGAACTTCAGTGTTTGGAGGAAGAACGGGAATACCCTTTGACATAGTATTATATTTTTTTACAAAGATAACAAGATTTATGAGTTCACAAACAGTTGATCTGAAAGAGATTCAAGAGAAGTTGATAGACAAACTAAGAGACTCAGGATGGGCAGATAAGCTAAAAAGCTTTCTAATGTCTAGTGAGTTCAGTGAAGTACTAAAAACACTTCACTCAATGAAGGATGATGGTAAACGTTTTACTCCTCCTTTAAAGCATGTCTTCTCTGCTTTTGAAGAATGTCCATATCGAGACCTTAAGGTTGTCGTTATAGGACAAGATCCATATCCACAATTAGGTGTGGCAGATGGTAAAGCATTCTCTTGCTCAATAACAAAAGAGTTACAACCAAGTCTTAAGTACATCTTTGATGCTATTGAAAAGACTGTACATCAAGAGTTTCCAACGTACCAAGATCCAGATCTAACCCGTTGGTCAAATCAAGGCGTATTGTTACTTAATACGGCGTTAACCACAGAAGTGGGAAAGATTGGTAGTCACTATAACGTGTGGCTAAAGTTTATAGTATATGTAGTTGATATGCTTTCATGGTATAACCCTGGTTTAATCTGGGTATTCATGGGTAAGCAAGCACAAGAGTTAGAGTCTCTTGTTAGTAGTAATCATTATAAGTTTTTAATCTCGCATCCTGCATCAGCTGGTTATCAAGGATCAAAAGAGTGGGACTGTGAAGATGTGTTTAATAAAGTTAATGAGATTATTGCAGCCAATAACGGCAAGGATCAAACAATTAAATGGTAGTATGAAAAAAGTAGAATTACATATCAGTACCTTAATCGAGGCACTAGAAAACGGTTTATCATGGTTTAAATCAGATGACCAGGGTTTTGGATCTATCCAAGAAACATATGATGCAACAGATTTTGAGATCACAATGATCATGAAGCATCCAAAGCTTAAAGATCTTGAGCCTAACTTCTTAAGATTTACCTTAGTTGATGACCTTCAAGAAGAAAGCATCTCTCTTGTAAAAGAGAAGCGTCAACGCAAACCAAAAGAGTTTGATGTAGCTCAGAACATTACACAATCTGATATGTTTCAAGTTGAAGAAACATCTCGAGAAGAGTTAAATGCATTCATTCATATCTAATAATAAAAACTAATGTCAACAGTAAAAGCAAAGTCACTAGCAAAAGTAAAAACTCAAGAAGTACGTAAAATCACTACTTCTTTAATGAACAAAGAAGAAGTGTTCAAGACTCTAGCATTAGCAGAGTCAGCTCAGTTACCAGTATTATTAGAGGGTCGTCCTGGTGTTGGTAAAACCAAGACTGTAGTCGAGTATGCAAAAGCATGGTTGATCGAGAATAACTTAGCAACTGCTGAGAACTTCATGTCAAAGATCTATATCTTAGAGACTGACGAAGGTACTAAGCAATCAGAAGTGAAGGGTATGCCAGACTTAGAAGCGTTGTTTACAAACAATAAGTATGAACTTAATGCTCCTATCACTGAAGCTGAGATCATTATTATTAACGAGGTAGATAAGGCTAGTTCTGGTATCCGTAACTCTTTGTTGGGTATTATGAACGAGCGTTTCTTATTTAACGGTAAAAACAAAGTACCATGTAAGTGGAAGTTGTTTGTTGCAACTTGTAATGAGATTCCAAAAGACGAGATTAACTCACCTTTCTGGGACCGTTTCATGATCAAGATGCAAGTATCTCGTATCTCTGCGGGTGATATGGTTAAGTATCACAGCAAAGGTGGTAAAGACTATGTGCAGAACATCAGTCTTAACATTCCAAACTCACAAGAGTTAAAGGATGTTGTGTTATCACCAAGTCGTATCGAGAAGTTCATCGAGGTGTCTTATGACAAGACTACTGACCGTACTTTAACCTTTGTCCCTAGACTTGCAGCAGGTATTCATTATATCTGGGACGTTAGTCTTGACAAAGCTTTAGTTAAGTTAGCTGAGATGATGGTTGATAAAGCAGCTAGTACTCGTCTTAATGACATGCTTACATCAATGGAGATGAAGATTATCATGTCTAAGATCGATATGCTTAAGTCTTATCATGATCAAACTAGTTTATCTCTTGCTGTAAAAGAGATCGAAGATCTAACAGCGACCTATATCTCAAACGGTAAACTTGCAGATGATGATGCTCAAACTATCGATGCTACAATGACTATTGTACTTGAGAACCACGTACTTGCAAATCAAGATGAAGCAGAAGAGGAGTTAGCATCAGAAATCTTAAGTGAGATTGAAGGAGATATGAGTGAGTCAAGCATGCCTTTATCTGGTACTATTCAATACAGTACTTACACAACGTCTACAGCACCTGCAGATGCTAATGTAGATCCATTCTAAATAAGAGAAAGCCATGGCTAAGAAACAGTATAAAAACGTGTTTACAATCATGGAGAAAGTAAAGAAGGGGGAGCTAGATTTTTCTGGCTCTTCCCGATTTACGAGTATCATTGGTTCGTATAAAAAACCTGAGTTAGTAGAGCCATATATTCACTATATAGATGCTCATCGATTAAATGAGTTTGTAAAGAAGGCTTTTATCCCTGGGTATACAGCTGGTGGAAGTAATCATAATAGCCTTACACAAACGGCAGAGAAAATTGTCAAGATGAAAGGGCGTGAACAATGGCACTTTTCAGTTGATGAGATGACTGAAGCGTACCAATCCATACCTTCGTCACTAAAGAACGATATCTTTAATATGTTTAACAAACCTATTGATAAGATTGACTTCAAAGCTCGTAATGATAAGAATCAAATGCGTTACAAGCTTCTTGAGTTAGCAAATGATCCAAGCTTAAAGATCTTAACTGAAGGTTCTAATGTTAAGTCTGGTATGTTTACTCAGAGTATGATGACATACCTTACTTACTTTATGTTAAGACTAAAGAAGCAAGATCCTGATGCTCATGAAGAGATGAAAAACCAGATGAATCAATCAGATGGTGACAGTGATGATAACCACGATGGAGAGCAAGATGATCAAGCTCAAGGTCAAAGTGGTTCTGGTAAGGGTTCTGGAAAGGATCAGAAGAAGATGGAAAAAGCTATCGAAAAAGCTCTTAAACAAACCAGAGATCAGTTAGAGAAAGAGATGCAAGATGCGGCTCAAAATATTAATGAACTAACTGAGAATATTGGTGAAGAAGAGCTTGAAGAATCTTGGAATAAAAGTACTGGTATTGCTAGTATGACTAAGCATGAGATAGATCGAGCTATCGAGTCTCTAAAGAAAATCAAGATGAATGATTCTGTGCTAAAGAACAACATCAAGATGATCTTAGATAAGTCAAAGAATTATTTCTCAGGGCAAGAACGCATTACACATGAGTCTTTGTTCGAGTCAGGTAACTTTGATGGCTTAGAAGAATATGCAATGCTCCATCCAAAACTTAGAAACATATTCCCAGAGGATATTACAACAAGAAATGTTGAGCGTAAAGGTAAGATTAACCTTTATATCGATATATCTGGTTCGATGTCTGAAGGATGTGGCGTTAAAGATCTTGATGGTAGAGGGTTAAGCAAGCTTGAGTTTGCAAAAGCGATTGCTCTTGTAATGAAAAAGAATAACATGCTTAATAAACTTTATTCTTTTAACCAAGATGTTCATGCTCTAAAAACAACAGACTTTGCTATTGCCTCTTTGGATGATATGGGTGGTACAAGTATTACAAAAGTAGTAAACCATATCATTAAATCACAAGAGAATAGCTTGATACTCACTGACGCAGAAGATCGCTGTAGTGTCTATACAGATAAAGCTTTTTTCTTGGGGGTTAAAGGTAGTATGTTTAACTACTTTAGAGATGATGTGCTAGAGCAGTATCATGCTAAACAAATGTCTGTATTTGATGGTAACAAAATCTTATCAGTAGATGAAAGAGGTTACGTAGTTAAAGATTAAGCTTTGTACCAATCATAAACATATAACTGTTAGGTCTAATGCTCTGCTCACTAAAAGCAAGTGTTAGACCGCAGTTAAGTTTAAAACGTTTGGTTAGATTAAGATCAAAACTAGATCCTGTCATGGCATTGAATACTGGTGTTACAGTAACGCCTGTCTCTGAAGCAACAACTGGAAAAGCTGATGCTGTAATTGTTGGAGCTATCGATACTCTTTTACTAAGTACGATAGGTTTACTATAGAACATAAGTAAGCTACTACTTACTGTGTTCATTGCGTAACTGATTGTCTCGTTTATACCAAAGATACCCTTATTATTCTTTAAAGGTTTGATATAAGCAGCAGTAGCAAATGCTACATAGTTTCCTGATAAGTAAACTCCTGTAATACCATAGTTTGTTATATGAGATAGCTGACCTTTTGCAAAGTTCATCTTTGTATATCTACCAGATAAAGCAAACTGATTAAAAGTAGACCAGATCATACTGGTAACACCCCATGAGTCTGCTCCAGTCATTGAAGACTGAGACATACCAACAGATATTATCTGAGAAAAACTATTATCATCAGATAATAGAGAAGTAAGATCAGAGTTATATAAGATAGGATTAACACGGGCACTGGATTTGGTAGAGCTCTTACTGCTTTTCTTATCTTCACTTTTTTTCTCAGACTTTGACTCACTCTTGCTTTCTTCTTTGCTTTCTGACTTTGACTCATTACTTGATTCGCTTTTGGTTTCACTCTTTGTTTCAGAAGATGAGCTTGAACTACTACTTTCTGAAGAACTAGATGATGAACTAGATGATGATGAACTACTAGTACTTGTTGCACTTGGTGCTGGAGTACTACTTGCTGCAGAAGATGCAGCTGCGGATGCAGCAGAACTAGCTGTTGATGTAGCAGCTGACGTTGCAGAACTTGTTGCTGCAGATGTTGCAGCGGCAGTAGCAGCAGCGGTTGCACTTGCAGTCGCTTGATTAACTGCTGCACTAACTGCAGTATTAACTGTCTGTGTAACTACTTGATTAACTACTTGTTGTGTTTCAGGGCATGGGTATGCTGTTGTTAACATATTCAACCATGCTGTTAAAGCACCAGTAGTTATATCGTTTGCTGTAACTACTTTGTATTGACCTCTATAAACAACTGTAACTGACCCACTTGCGATAGGTACAGTTACCGTTAATACTTTTCCTGAACAAGGATCAACATATGTTTGTGACAACACTTGAGCATTACTCGTGTTCCACAATAATAACAAGATGATAATCCCTAACCATTTCACTACTTCGGTTCAATCTTTATAGTTGAATCAACAGAAACTTGAAAACGCTTTAACTTAAGCATCTCATCTTGATAGTCCCATTTGGCTTCAAGAGCTTTAATCTTTTGACGTGCCTTAATCTTTGTACGTACTTTAAGAATCCTACCCTCAAGCTTTGAAAGCTTTACATAACGCTTTGCAGGGTCAGTCTCAGTCAGCTTAACAATCTCCATCTGATGTTCTAGATTAGAGATGCGTGTTTGATACATTGGTATCTTGGCACCTTCGTATATCTTATACGCAGGATAAATACTAGCAGCAATAGCAATACTAGCAGCAATGATTAGTTTTTCTAACATGGTTGGTTTATTTAGTGAAAATCTTTTTCTTAATCATCCGTACCACAATCTTACTAGCAGCGTTTTCAAGCGCTTTCTTAGTCGTTGTACCAATCGTGGATTGATTAAACTTAATATCAGCAAAGTTAGCATCGTTCATTAGTGTTGCTTCCCTAACAGTCTTAGCTTCTCCCATTCCTGAGCCTGTAAAATACTCTCCTGTCTCAGCGTTAACAAACTTAACCTGTAAACCCATGCGAGTTACAACTGTCTGTTTTACACCGTCTTTCAAAGATAATGATTCATCTTCAGAAACGGAAAAATCATAGACCTCAATATAAACAAAATACTGAGCAAGCTTAATCTTGCCTCTACCATCTAGCTTATTTTCTGTGATACCAGACTGTGAAGCTTGAAACTGCTTTACCATTCTATTCTTTATCTCAGCTTTATCTTCTGTAAAAGTAAAACGATTTGTTTCCTCAAGGTATTCAACAACAATGTTTGTAACACCAAGACCAACACGTTTATCTTTTAACTCAGGATAAGCAGCATAAACATCTTCGTTTATACCTAAAGATAGTAACTGTATAGGAATCTTTGGACCTTCATAGTCCATTAAAGAATCTATGTTTATCTTCTTCTCAAAAGATGCAGTATAAGACTCTGTTCTTGTTGCTGCTATCTGTGCTTGTGTCTTATGACTGAAAGCTAGAAAGAATATAAAACAAGCACTTAAGAATACGCTTAACTTTTTCATACAGTTTCTTCATTGTCTTTTATTTTACCGCACTTAACGCACTCTTCATCACCGTCATTGTCAACATCGTCCCATACGTGTTCACATTGTCTGTGTGCAAAGTATACATCGATCTTACCATCACCGTCAATATCTAAGCCATCCATAACTCCGTCACCGTCTTCATCGATTTCAGTGCCAGTTTGTTTTGGTTCAGTTTTTGGTAGTGATACTACTGATTCTAATGTATTATTAATCTGTGGAGCTGCAGGCATATCTGAAGTATTAGATAGACTTGTACCGTCCTCCTCATCCATTTTCTGGACTAGCATCTTATCTTTATCTGTATCAGAGAACCAGTAGTCAATAATCTTACCATAAGAACCAATAAAAGCCCCTAGTAAAAGTAATAACAACTCTTTCCACTCACCAGCAATAGCAGTATTTTGAGCAATAGCAATGAATATACCGCCAATAATAAGCATAAAACCTCCAAGAACGATAGCTGTTATCAACCATCGTCTTGTCATCATCTGAGTTAACAGGTCTTTAAACCCTGTTGCTTGACTATTTTCCATTACCATTTAGGGGCTTCTTCTAACTCTTCCTTCGCTGTCTTAGGCTTAGGCTTTGGAGCTGGAGCTGCTTGTGCCGCAGGAGCTGCAGTCTTATTAACAATGATAGTTTTAGCTACAGGTGCTGGAGCAGCCGCCGCTTGATTGATATTAATAACAGGAGCTGCTGCAGTTGTTGCTGCTGGAGCTGGTTCATCACCTTCACCTGTTAATTGTTTTGTAACGTAACCACCAACACCTAGTGCAATGGTACTTGCTAATCCGATTAAGATGCTCTTTAATGAGCCTCCTGTGCTTTCTGCTTCTTCTGACATGTTGTTTATCGTTTAATAACTAAAGGTTTTCTAATAGATGTACCAGACACATCTGTTAATGTTAAGTCATATAACCCATCTGGTAGGTCACTAAAATCGTAGATCTTTGTTGTAATCTCAGTATCTGCAGTTAATGGTAAAGTCTTTACAGGTTCAATAGCAGCAAAAGAGTAAACCTGAACAGAGTATTTAGCTCCAGGTGTTACTGCAAATAAAGCTGTAACCTTACCTCCAATAGATGTAGCACTTAATATTTCTGTTGAAGTAGCTTTTGCACCAAGATTTATTGGAGCATCTTCAAACTTCTCTAGATCAGAGCATGCAAATACTAACGTAACAAGCGTTAATAACAATAATGTATTCTTCATAGTGGTTAGATATTAAAAGTTGTTGTATCCAGTAATCTTAATAGTATCTGAGTTAAGTGTAATACCTAACTGAGCACCTGTACTTGATGCAGCATCCATTACTGGACTTACTTTAATCAAGGTATTCATATCTAAACCGTTTGTTATTGCACTGAACTTAAGTTTAAACGGTACTAGTTCCCCTGTAACAGATGAGTTAAGAGCTTTATCTAATGCACCAAAACGAATAACACCAGGTTTAGTATTATCAGCAAAAGCATACCATGTATTTGGCATTTGGTTCATGATCTCTTCAAACTTAATAGAGGCAGGATTATATCTAAACTCAAACTGTAAACCTGATAACTTATTACCGTTCGTATTAACCTTGATTGGTATCTCGATAGTATTAGATGTTAGAGTCTGGTTAGCTAAGCTCACTGAAATGTTTGAAGTAGCAACTGTTCTGTTTAACGTCTTATTTGCTGTTGAGTTAGTCTTTAATGATACAGCAGCATTTGTTGCAATAGTACCATTAATCATCATCTGAGATGAATGTGAACGGTTTATATCACCAGGGATTAAGAACTTAAGTCTTAATGGTTTATTCTGACCTATGAGACCTGTTCTAAATGTAACATAACTATTCTGGATATCTTTCCAGTTTGTTGCAGTTAGTCCATTAAAAGTACTATCTGTAAAAGTAGGAACTGACATATACATATCTGTACCTGATGTCCATCCTTGCGGACGTGATACTAGATCTGTTACTCCAATAACATGAGAGTAAAGCTTTGTTAAATCACCACCATCAAAAGTTTTAGAGCGATTAACATCAGCAGCTAAATAACCAGCTCCTGTAATAATAGATTCAGCTTTATATGTACCGTCTAAGTTCTGTTGTACAAACTCAGCTTGTGCTGTAGTGTAATCAGATACAGTGACGGCAGCATCATATAAATCTAACATACTATCCATATTAACCATCATCATAACACGATAATCAGTGTTAGGTTCTAAACGTGACTGATCAATATTAACTGCACCGTTGCTTGTTGCATCAGCAATAATACCAACGTTTGTTGTTGGATTTAAAAACAAAACTCGATGTAAAGTAAAGTTATCGATGTTAGGATTTGTCTCTATAGTTGCATTAACATACTTAGTAGCTGTAGGATCAAGATAGATAACACTTGTTAAAGGTATTGTCATCTCAGTTGAACCTGATGTACCGTTTGCATTAAATGCAGCAGCAAAGTTCATCTTGATAGGATCCCATGCATAACCTGGAGCAGTAGTCTTTAATCTAAACTTAAGACGAATTATATCATCCCAACCTCCAGAATATGGCATACCATTTGGACTAGCCCAGTTTAAATAGACCCTAAGAATAGTTTTAGGTCCACCAGCCGTAAAAGTATAATTAGCACGATTATAGTTAGCATTACCGTCTGGAGTGGTATTCTGTTGCGTAGATACCCACGTATAACCAGGATAAGTGTACCAGTCCATAGTAATACTAGAACCGTAAGGAAGTATCCCACCGTTTCCACCTGTTCCTGTATTTGTAACAGTAACAAGCTCAAACGCTGTGTTCTGGTACTCAAAATCGAAATAAAGCGATCTAGCTGTAGTGTTACCATTACCATCTGCTTTTACTGATACTATAAACTCATCTCCTTTGTTGATGACTGTACCGTTAACATTTACTGATGTTGAATCATCTTGTAGTCTTAACTTAATGTTGTTCTGACTATATGCAGTACTAAAAAAAGATAGTAAGATGACTATATAAAAAAGCTTTCTCATTATAATAGTTTTGTGATTAGTGTGTTACAAGATTTTTTTAGAGCTGATGATAGATTAGTTTGGTTAAACTTACCACCTTCATCTATAACTAGCGCAGCCATTGATACTTCCTCAGCAGACTCCTCAACTATAACTGTCTTTTTTACTTTACTATCTTCAATCAACTTACCTCTCATTCGTATAACTACAGCTTCTGTATTCTTATGAAATACGGATAAGTTAGACTGAGTCTTTAATACATCAAGATAAACAATCTCTATCTCTATCTTCTTTGTAGCATATGGGTTGATTACATAATCTTTCTCTTGTAAGAACTCTTCCATAATATTCTTAACACCAAAAGCAAGATTACGATTACCAGCTAGATTACCCATAACAATCTTATTCTCAACAGAAGAAACGTTTATGCTTTCTCCCGGTCCTATAAGATTAACAATGTTCTGAGGAGCAAAGAAGTGTGAGTATATAAAGTAACTCTGTATAGATAATGCAGATGCTACAATACTCCAAACAACAAATAGTAATGCTTTCATATACTTATGGTTTATACATGGAAAAAGAGCGATTAACGCCCTTGTCCCACATATTTCTTTTTAACTGCTTTAGCTTTTGGTCCTGCAGTCTTTGCATGTTTTCCTTTACGTCTAGTGCCGAAGACAATCTTCTTTGCTTCAGTAGATCCTTTTGTTTTTGCCATGGTTTATTATGATAGTAAGTGATAATACTCATTAAAGTGTTTAATGCGATCTGTTAAGCCTATTGTACCGCCATTAACTCGTTTAGTTACTGCTGTTACTGTTGCTGTATTAGCTCCTTTATCACAGATAGCCCATAGTTTATTGCTATTAAAGAAGAAAGCTGCTGATGCTAATGCATACTTTGTAGCTACAAGATCTGGATTAGCAACAATATTTTCTGGAACTGTAGCATCAAAACGAGTATAGTTTTCTTTACCTGTAAGTTGGATATAACCCCTTCCCCGGAACGCGAAACCGTCTCCTGATGCTTCAGGACCATTACCCATACGAGATGCATAAACTCTGTTTGCAATCTTTTCAGGTTTGCGTTCGTATTGTGCAGCTAAAGCAGCTGTTGGGAAATACTTTTTGAAGATACCCATCAAACCTTTTGCTGAATAGTTAAGATTCTCTTGAGTAGCTCTAAAACCACCAGACTCATGACCACACTGAGCTAAGAAATGAGCTAGGCGTAACGGCGTAGTAATATTAAATAAACGAGCTGTATCTGGAATAGCATCAATAACAGCTTGAGGTACATGTCCTTTTAATCGATCTAGTTTGAAGCTGGAAGTTACAGCAGGGGGTGTTGTAACTTGGGTGACAGGTGCTTCTGTTTGAGATGAAAACATCTTAGCCCAAGTACCATCACCAACAATACCGTCAGCAGTAAGACCGTGTGCAGATTGCCATGCTTTTACAGCAGCATCTGTCTTTGGTCCAAACTTACCAACAACATCAACACCTAAAAACAGCTGGAGCTTCTTTACATCTTCTCCTTCAGATCCTATTCTTAATAACATATGTATAGTGGTTAGGTGATTTTTACTTCTTCTTACGCTTGTAGTAGCGTCTCTTTGGCTTAGCTACTGCTTCTTCAGCAATCTGCTCAGCAACTGAATCAGATATCTCAACGATCTCTTCTTTTACAGCTTCTACAATAGGTTGGACTTCTTCTAGGATAGTCTTCTTTGGACTTGTGAATAGTCCCTTAATGAATGATAAGATACTCATGGTTTATTTGTTTAGGTTAATTCTTTCCGATCTTGAAGTACGTCTGTATGCCAAAAGACGTTGTACCGTCCGTGGCAATGTTAACTTTCGCACCATATATTTGATCCTTCTTCGTCTTGTATAGTATACCGCCTTCAGCACTTCGGACGTTACCCCCGCTAGTAAGGTTAAGGCCACCACCAACATAGACTTGTCGTTTAGGATCATCGTATTTAGTAATCGTTTTAGTTTCTTTTACAACAGGAATCTTATAGTTTTCTCTAAAGCTACGTCCAACAATCTTGTTTTCAGTAACAGTATCAACTATACGTATATGACCATACTGACCAACATGAACGCTGTCTGTATAAATCTTTCTTGAAGCAAAGCGTTTAGCTAAGTCTTCGTACTGCTGCTTTAGTTTAGGATAAGCTGTATCAGCTTTATACTCAGTGCTTAATACCTCAAAAGGTACTGGAACCTCATATGGAACAGGGACTGGTTTCACAATAAGACTATCGTGCTTTGTCCAGAACGTGTCAGTAACAATAAGAGTATCAGGTTGTCTACTATTTGAGTGACCTATACATCCTCGCTGGGTCAGAACTACAAAAAACGCTATAATAATAATAGCGACGATAACTATATTCTTCATTATTATCCTTCCATGTGAACATCTTCCTCTTTGTTTGAGTCTTTTGTCTTCTTACCCATGATGTTTTCAGCACCAGAGATACCAAAAGAACCTAATGTAATAATAGCAAAAGCATTAAAGATGTAGTCGTTTATAACTAACTCTTGTCCTAGATATCCTGTAACTAAGTCTACAGTCATTGCTAGTACCATTACAGCAAAAGACATAAAACCAACTACTGACTTTTCATTCCAGTCGTTGTTGTCTTTAAATATCGTCCAAAAGCTTGTTGATTCGGTTGTCTTCTTCATCTTGGTTAGGTTTTATAGCTACCATCTCATGATAAAATACTTGAGAAGGTAGCTTATTTGGTGGGTTAGGTGTTTGTAATGCCAGTTTACTATATACAGCGCGTTCCAGATTGTCAATCCTAGTTTTATCGACGTTACTTTGCGCCATTAATAGTTTTACATCCTGTTTAACTTCGTTGACATCTTGCCAGATCATAATCCCTAAAAGAGATACTAGACTGGGAAATATCCACGCTTTGAATGCTGAGATGGTTGGGTTCTCTCTGGTCATTGTTTAAAATAGTTTAGCAAATCCTGCTTTTATAATCGTTATATCATTATGACGACCAAGAATTAAGGTGGTGATGAAAAGCATACTGCTTTAAAAAGTCAGTAAAGATCATCGTATTAATATCATGAGAAGCTAACTTACTTCCAAACCAATCAGGTCCATAAAACTTTGTCTTGATATTAACCATACTGCAAAGATCTTCTATAACTGGATGACCTTTATCAGCACCTATTACACCATTCATTATACGTTTTTGTTCTGGTCCCCAAGTTAAAAATATGTTGTCTAACTCTCTTAGTGCATCAAATGAATTAACTGGTTCAAAATCAACATCAATATACAAACCACCGTATTCTTTTAACAAAAACATTCTAAGTACATCTGCTTGAAAAGCGTAGTGTTTAGTTTGTCCAAAGTAATCAAATATTTCTTGCATCTCTTTGGGCATCTCAGGTAGATTATCATCTTTCCAAAACATGTATTCCCATGTAGGATTCATGCTTTTGACTAATCTACAACACCGTCTTTCTCTCACTTGCATCACATTGGGACCTACCCAAATCTGATGTATTATGTTATTCATGGTGAAGTATTCTGAAAGATACGTCCTTTAAACTCACTTGTTAACAAGCTATGTAAAGATTTTGGATCTTGAGTTTCAGTTAGTTTATGATATTCAATACCAATGTACTTAAACTGATTAATCTTATGTATTATACTAGGTATTATTTTATACTCAGCTCCTTCACAATCTACTTTTAAATACTTACAGTCAGTAGTAATATACTTATTAATGGTTTCAGTTATACAATATGATATAACACCTCCTTTTGTATACTCTGAAGATGCACCTGTATTAAATACTGGAGTACTGATCTTTATCTTATCCCCTTCCTTATCAGTAATTGCTACATTATGCAGCTCTATATCTGATAATGATAAACCGTTTAAGAGAATGTTTTTCTTAAACTGCTCATAGTTTATTTGTACTGGTTCAAAAGCTATAACTTTGCATCCAAACTTCTTTTTAACATATATAGAAAACATACCTATGTTGCCTCCTATATCTATTACAGTATCTGTTGGTAAAAGCTTTATTTGCTCTAAGCCATAACAGTCTGATTCAAGTTCCGTTGTTACGATTTTTATTGTATCAGAAGTAGTTAAATCTTCAAAAACTAAAGGTATACTTCTAATACTACCGTAACAACGAGACCTGTTATAATCCATTAAGCTTATGCTTCTTCTGAAGGCTGTAAATGCTTTGGTAACTCTAAATCTAAGCGAGTAATCTCAGCTTCGCATTCAGCTTTTGTAGCAGCAACAAATACTTCTGTTGAACCACCTGTTTCACTTTGATATGCTGCTTCGATTAAATCAATAACCTTACCACTATTATGAATCAATCTCCAGCTTTGAGTAGCCGATACAGTTTTGATTCCATTATTATCTGCTTGAATATACATTGTTATATCTTTTATATGTTAGTTAAAACTAGTTATGGCTAATTGTAAACCCTCTACCTAATAGTATAGCTTTTGCTGCTAAACCAGTGGATGAAGGAGCTGCATTTGTACCACCTGTTAAATTAATTGTACCATTGTTAGATGGATCAGTACCATTTGTACCATCTAAACTAGCTAGTAAAGTTAAAATGCCATCAACTGAAGATTGTGTTAAAGCACAATCTTGGAAGTTAATATTTGCAGGACCCCAAGAAAGACCTAATGTTTTTAGTGTACCAATAGTACCTAAAACCACATTAGCTAACTGAGAATGTCCATTATAAGATACATAAGCACTCTCATAATTAATTATAGCTGGGACACGTAACGTATTTAATACCGATGCTCCAGAACCCATTCCACTACTTACATGATACACTGATTTCCAAAGAATAGCTGATGGTAGATTAATTACTTGTAAAAAACCAGGTTCGTAAATAGAAAGAGCAGCTTGTTTTAATAGCGGAAAGTTTGATGGCCCAATCTCAGCTATAGCTGTTACACCATTAATTTGTATCTGACCATAAGAAGAAAGATCCGTTAATGATGAAAAGTTTAAAGTTGTTAATGCAGGACTATTGTTATTTATCGAAATACCTTTACATACTTGTAGTAGTGGAAAGTTAACAGTTGTTAATGCTGCACCTGAAAAATTAATACCACTCATTGGACTATCTTGAGCAATAGTATCAGGAAAAGAAAAAGTAGTAACCACAGTTGATCCAGTAATGTAAAGATCACCAATATAACGTGTATAAAAAGCTATATTTGTTGCGGTAGTACTAACGCTACTACCACCATATCCACCGTAGCCATTTGAACCAGCAGCATTAAAACTAAATGATGCATAGTTACCAACTTCTGTAGTATAAACACCGTTAACAGTCTTAGGTACAGAAGCTTTTTGTACATAAGTTGCAGTAATATCACTTCCTAATATACCATTCGCAGTTACTCCAAATGATGGAGCTGAACCTCCGCCTGATGCTAAATCTGCAATAGCTTGAGCTGTTACTTTTTTTGTAGTACCACTTTGTACTATTGGTAATACTTCTGTACCTGCTAGGGCAGATGCTGAAGCTAATTGACTAATCTTTTTATTTGCCATGTTTAATATATGTTAAATGTTATAGTGTGATTAAGTCTTCGTTTTCTGCAACTAGACTAAAGTTATCTTCTGTTAATAAAGACTCTGCTCCTGCTGCTGTAACGTCTAAGATGTTACCTTTTGGTACCGTAAGTACAGCTACTAATGAATTAGGTATAATAGCACCTTTTTTGTTTGTACGAACAACGTACTTTAAACCATCAGGATGAGTTGGTAAAACTGTAGCACTAGATATTTCTAGAGTATTAGCTGGAACTTTACCAGTAGTACCCATCATAGTACCAGGGATTGGAAACCCTAAAGCATCTTTCTGAGCATAGTATTTTAATGTTGCCATATTATATAAAGTTTTTAATAGCGTTAAGCAGTAGTTTGGAGATATGAATCAAAGCATTATCTTTGCATCCCCTTTAGAGAATCTCTACATAATAATATATTAAATATTGTACAAATAACCTAAACAAAAGTAGCCTATGATTATAAACCTCTGGACACCACTGATTCTTAACCGTCTAACACTGAATCAGTTTGTTTACTTAGATTTTAGACACAAGGGTATTATACCTCCCCCTGATCTTATTGATAGCCCTAATATTGACAAAGCGTTAATACTGAAAGGATTCATGACAGATAAAGGAGCTATTACCCCGTCTGGTATAAAAATAATAGATGAGTTCTATGCTCAGATTGAGCCAAAGAAGAAAGTCGTTATAACAAGCCAGATGAAACACCCGCAGGTAGATGACCTGTTACTTGATTATCGAGACTATTTCCCAAAAGGTGCAGTATCAGGAAGAGTACTACGTACTAGCCCAACTGATTTAAAGAAACGTTTTAATGACTTCTTTAAAAAGTATCCTGATTATACCTGGGAAGAAGTGCTTGATGCTACTGAGATGTATGCAAATACGTTTAAGAGTAGTGCAAATGGACATACTTATATGAAAAACTCAACCTACTTTATAATGAAAGATGGAGTATCTGAACTAGCTTCTACTATCGAGAGTCTTCGTGACACAGATGGTCAAGTTTTGTCATCAGGATATGTTCATGACTAGTTGTAAATGCAGTAACTTTTTCGTATTTTTATCTTCCTATGAGCTCACAACTAACAGACATTTTAGACGACGTAGTACCCTTATCGGTCATAAACCAAAAGGGCTTAGACTACATTGAGAAGCGCAAAACAGGACAGATCAAATCAGTCAAAACACCTTGGAACACAATCAACGATGTGACCATGGGAGGATTTGAGTGGGGAACTATCTCTGTTGTTGCTGCCAGATCAGGAGGTGGTAAGACTACCTTCATGCTTGAGTTAACAAGAAGTGTTCATGACTTAAACCCAACACAGGATTTTATCGTACTTGACTTTCAGTTTGAGATGACAGACGAGAAGATTGCCTTGAGAGAGTATAGTCAGAAGACAGGCTTATCCGTAAAGGAACTTGCTAGTGCAAAGAAGAAACTTGATGACAGTGTTGTCAGCTTTCTTAAAGGTTATGTAGACTACAAGAAAGAAAAATCAGGAGGTGCTGATAAGATCTTTGTCATTACAAAGAGGTGTACTGTCTCTAATATTAGAGCATATATACTTGCCATGTGGACGAAGCATCGTAAGCCAATGATTATCACTATTGACCATAGTTATCTTGTAATGATGGGTACTGAGAAGAGTGAGCTTGCAATGCTCCATAACCTTGGTACTATGATGACTGAGTTAAAGAAAGCAATACCATGCTTGTTTATCGTTCTTAATCAGATGAACAGAGATATCGAGAGTAATGAGAGACGTCAACCAGGTAAGGCTGGTAACTATCCTAATACATCAGATATCTATGGTGGTGATGCTTTGTATAACCATGCTGACTTAATGCTTGCACTAGACAGACCTTTTGAAAAGAACCTAATGATTTACGGCCCTAATAAGTACAAAGTAGAACAAGACCACGTTGCTGTTCACGTACTAAAAGCTAGAGATGGTAAATCAGATGCTGTGTTATTCTTTAGGGGTGACTTTGCAGCTAACAAGTTTATTGAATGTCCTGAACCTGATAGAGATGTTGATGCTATCAGTACTAGAAGAAGAGTAGTAAATCCTTAATAATGTTAATAAATATGATGAATCAATTAAAAGGACAGTTTAGTATACTGAACTCAGTCCCAAAAGCAGTGCCTGACTTAGGCCCGAATGTACTTGGTAAAACAAACATGACTATCGACGAGAAGAAACAGTTGTATAGTAAGCTAACACAATTTCACAAAGATGCTTTAGCTGACTATGGTTTCCCAAACGCAAAGGTTGAGTTTAAAACTATTTGGCATGACGCCACAACAGACCTAGATTCAGTAAATATCTATGGTAATCAGTTTAGACGTAACTTCTTCTTTGAGATCTTGAAGTCTTCAGATGATAAGAAAGGTTATGTGGCAATGGATGAGCGCATCTTATTTACTGTAGATACAGATTGTGCTTACTGGGAACAGTATCCATTAGCAAATGTTAACGCTAATAACTTACCAGATGCCGTAGAGAATAGATTGTATAGTGTTCCTTTAATAGATCTTATACCAGTTAATCTAACAAGATCTTCGGTATCTACTGTACAACAGTCTTGCGCAACAAGAGTACAGCATGCATATGCACCGTTACAAGATGAACCTGAACTACCAAAACAAGCATCGCTTGACTTTGAGTTAGAGCAGTTATCATCAAATGATTTCAAAGCAGAAGACCAACACTATAGTAACCTTAGTGTACTTGACTTGCTTGCAATCATTCAGTGTGAGCCAATAAGCTCAAAAGATTATCTTAATCAAGCAATAAATAAAGTAAAACAAAAAAGAAGCAAATAATGGAAGAGTTCACATTACCTATAGATAAAGTTAAAGCTGAAGTAAAGAATCCAAAGAATCTTGTTATATTCGCAAAGCCAAAAGTTGGCAAGACTGAGTTACTAGCAGGACTACCTGATTGTCTAATCTTAGACCTTGAGAGTGGTACTGACTATGTTGATGCATTAAAGATCAAGGCAACATCTGTTAGAGACATAAAAGCCATCGGTGAGCAGATCTTAAAAGCAAATAAACCGTATAAGTACATCGCAGTAGATACAATCACTGCACTTGAAGACATCTGTTTACCATTCGCAGAAGAGTTATATGGAAAGACTTCAATGGGAAAGAACTGGTTAACAGAAGGTAAGCCTAAGTATACAAGCTTATTGAACTTACCAAACGGCGCGGGTTATCCGTGGTTACGTGAGGCATTCACAAAGGTTATTGATTACATCAAGACTCTTGCTCCTCACATTATTTTAGTTGGACACGTTAAAGATACAATGTTAGAAAAGAACGGAGCAGAAGTAAATGTTCTTGACTTAGATCTAACAGGTAAGCTTAAGCGTATCACTACATCTAACTCAGATGCTATTGGGTATCTATATCGCAAGGGAAAGCAAAACTTCCTGAGCTTTAAAACAACAGATGAAATCTCATGTGGGGCTAGACCAACTCACTTAAGAGATGAAGAGTTTATGGTATCAGAGATGACACCAACCGGTCTGGTAACATATTGGGACCAAGTATTCATTTAATGTAAACAACAATAATAAACAAAAACAATCATGATTAGTACAAAAGATTTTGCAGCAGTAGAAGAAAAAGGAACAAAGACTAGCCCAATCGTAGGACCAGGAACAACAGAAGCACGTATCCTTAATGTTCAGTTAACAAAGAACCGTAGTTTTGATACTGATGGTTCAGTTGCTTTAGTGTTAAACATTGAAACTCCAGCAGTAACAGATCCAAACTTCCAAGGTTTCTTTATTAACCCTAACGATCCTTCAAGCCCTCGTCACTTAGGTCAGATAGGTCGCATCAAGTACAAAGCTTACCCAATGAAGGATAGCACTGTTACTCGTAATATGCCAGATGGTACTACAAAGACTATCAATAATAAGCGTGACAATGAGTATTTACAAGCAGTTATCAACTTAGCAAACACTTTAGGTGCTCCTATTAGAGAAGCTGTTGATAATATTGCAGCATCTACTATCTTTGATCACGTTGATGCAGTATCAAAGATCTTTGCTAACCGTTCAATGGTATTCACTATTGCAGCAAGCGGATACAAGAATGCAAAAGGTTATACTGCATATGACTTGTTCTTACCGTATGATAAGACAGGAAAGAAAGCTTATGTGTTAAAGGGTAATGAAGCTGATCTTATTGCTTTTGATAAGTCACTACATGTTAGTGAACCAAAAGAAGATAAGCAGGTTGCAGGTTTCGAACCAAACAACGATTTCAGCTTATAATATTAGTGGTTAGGTGATGTAAGAAAGGGTGGGGATTTTATCTCTGCCCTTCTTTTTTCTCCTTTAATTACAACAGGTTATGCTAAGTACAAAAAACTTAATCTCAGATGTCAAGCTCGTACCATCAACATGGATATTCGAGCACTATTGCAAGCTTCCTGATAAGCTTGTTGGTCAAGATCTTAAGGTAAAGAGTCTTTTCAATCCAAAGGAACGTACACCAAGTATGTGTATCTACTTTGATCAGAAGAAAAGTATCTATAAGTTTAAGGACTTCTCAACAGATACAGGCGGAGGAGCTATTGATTTAGTAAAGCATTTGTACCAGTGTAGCTTTGGACAGGCAAGCGGAACTATTATTGAAGATTACAATGAGTTTATCTTACATAATAATGGAGGCTTTGATGTTCAAGAGTTTAAAAGCTATAGTAAATACCGTGTTAAAGATACAACTACACGGCCCTGGACAACAGCAGATCAATACTACTGGACTAAGTTTAACATAGGCAGTAGATTACTTGATGAGCATAATGTTAGGCCCTTACAATCCTACATTATGGCTAAAGAAGAAGACGGTCAAAACAAAGAGCTTGAGATATTAGGCAAGCATTTGTATGGCTACTTTACAAGTGACAGTCAGGTATACAAGATATACCAACCCACTGTAAAGGATAAGAAGTTTATTAAGGTTGCGAACTATATACAAGGTTCAGAGCAACTAAAAGGACATGATTACTTAGTTATTACCTCTAGTCTTAAAGACTTGATGGCATTAAAATCATTAAAGCTTAGTGTCGATGTGATTGCACCAGACTCTGAGAACACAATGATAAAGCAAGAAGTCATTGATAAGTATAAGAATCAATATAAGAAGATTATTACTATCTTTGACAACGATGAGGCAGGACTTCGGGCAATGAAGAAGTATCAAGAGCACTATGATATACCTTATGTTCATTTAAAGATGAGCAAAGATTTAGCTGATGCTATTAGAGACTTTGGACCTAGAGAAGTAATGATCAATTTAGTCCCTTTAATAACAAAACACGTAGTAGATAATGAGTCAAACAACTTGGATGCACAAGCGTAAAGCTATCACTTCTCTTGATAAGCTTCCTAATTACCATGAACTAGAAGGATTCGTCTATAAGATCACTAATCTAACAACAGGTCAGATCTATATAGGTAAGAAGTCTTTGTACCATACAAAGAAGAAGAAAATCTCAGCTCGTAGTAAAGCAGAAACAAAAACGAGAAAGACATTCGAGTATATAAAGAAAGAGTCTGACTGGTTAAAGTATTATGGATCAAGCAAAGAACTATCAGCAGATGTTAAGTTACTCGGAGTTGAGCACTTCTCAAGAGAAATCTTAGAGCTATGCAAAACAAAGAAGTACTTGACATATGCTGAGTTTGCTTGGCAAGTTAAGTTAGACGTATTAAGAACTAACTCCTATAACGGAAACATACTAGGTAAATGGTATGGTCGTGATATGGAATAAACAGAATTATTATGGCACAACTACATGAGACACTGATGGGTCAAAAGCTGATATCAACAAATATACCAGGTATCCATCATGAGTTAAAACGCATAGCAGACTTATTAGAAAGTTATGTTGTAATGCAGACAAAAAAACTAAGACCTAGTGACAACAGAAGTATTGTTCTTGTAAAACCAGGTATATACAGAGTAACTCTCTGTGGAGATTTATGGACACTAGAACAAGATAGGTTCAACTCAAAAATATGGCGAGGTGTATTAGAAACTAGTGTAGGTTCAAAGAAAGTTGGTACATCAGTAAAAGCACAAACAAAAAGAGATGCTCTTATAATGATGGAAGAAAAATACAGTTAATATGGAAGACCCAATTATTGAAGCTGTTATAGAACAGATGAAGGAAGACTTTGCGATGCAGGATGTAACAGCTATCTATGAGCTACTTGAGTACCTTCCAAAGAAAAATCTATTAGGCTATCTACCAGAAGAGGTAGCAGAACAACTTAAACAACAAAAACATGGCGGACAATAAAAACATTGAAGAAGCTTGCGTTGATTTGATTGGCTTTCTTGAAAGAATAGAGTCAACAACAAATGACAAGATTACAGGTGCTGAGATACGTAACTATATGTATCAGCAAGGATACTGGTCAAAACAAGAAGAGCATGATCACAACAATGAATCAACTGGCATCTAATATGGAAGAGCAAATGTTAATGAATAGCTTCTATGAGAAGCCTTTTCAGTTTAGTTACAGTAGTCTTAGCAGATTACTATGGAGTCCAAAGTCTTTTAAGGACGTATATATCAATGGTATAAGAGAAGAGATTGTTGCTGATCACCTTATCAAGGGTAAGCTTATACATAATCTGATCTTAGAACCGGATAGCATTACAAAGAACTATATCGTAATGCCTACTGAGTTACCTGCTGCAAAAGCAAAGATGGTTATCGATAGAGTGTTTGCACATAAGCAACAGTTACAAGATGATTCAAGAGAAGAGCTTGATCAGTTTGGTGGAGCTATCTTAGATATCATGGCTGACATGAACTACTTTCAGAACTTAAAGACTGATGCTCAACGTCTTGATAAGATAATAACACTTGACCATCAAGTATACTGGTCTTTCTTAAAGATGAAGAAGGGCAAAGATCTAATCGATCAAGATACTCTAACATTCTGTACAGAAGCGGTTAATACTATCAAGAGTCATGCAGATATCTGTGATCTACTAGGCTTACACTTAGATAGTATGTCTGGTAATATTGAGACAGTAAACGAGAAGATGTTCTATATAGAAAAGTTTAAAGACTATCCGTTTGGACTTAAAGGTATTATTGACAACTTAGTTATCGATCACAATAAGAAGATCATCTATATCAATGACTTAAAGACTACATCAAAGGATCTTATTAACTTTGATGGATCTATCGAGCATTATGATTACTGGATGCAAGCTGCTATCTATGTTCAGTTAGTTAATGAAAACTATGCTCATCTTATTGGATACACTATTGAGTTTAACTTCGTAGC